ACCTTCAAGCATTTCCCCGAGGTGGAGGTGGTTAAAGCGGGGCTGCTGTTTGTTGTGCATCCATCGTTCGTGAAAGAGAAATACCATTCCGAAGAACAGGAAGATCGCTGGAAGAAGTGGATGGATCAGGCACGGGAACTGGACGATGCCATGGAGAATGGCGTATGGAATCCCAAACAGAACTTCACTTGCCGTAACTGGTGCCCGGTAACTTCATGCGCCCACAACGGACGTGGACAGTGGGACTAACAGGAGAGAGCTATGCCCTATGTAAACAAACCCCGCCCCTATAAGAAAGAGTATGAGCAGTACCAAGGCAAACCCGAACAGATCAAGAAACGGGCAGAACGTAACTCCGCTCGCGCTACGTTGATGAAGAAGGGTGTAGTTCATAAAGGAGATGGAAAGGATGTGGACCATGTAGCGCCTTTGAGCAAGGGTGGTACTAACAGCGCCAACAACCTGCGGGTTCGCACCGATAACCAGAACCGCTCGTTCAGCCGCAACTCGGACCACACTGTGAAGAAGAACACACCGAAGAAAAAATAGTTGACATGGTTTTTGTTTGGTAGATGATTGATACCCGACCCGCCCATAGAGGCGGGCGTAGCAAGTAGTATAAAGGTTTAAAAAAGCAAGGCGAACGTGAAAACATCACTTCGCCTCAGAGAGCTATTTACGGGTGAAGAAACAATGCAGATTATTGACAACAAAGCACTCCATCTAAGAGTGCGGAACCCCCACCTAATCACGGATGTGATTCCCTGTAGCAAGCAAATTGGGGAGCACGAAGTAGTTGTCCGTTGGGGGCTTGAGGAAGCACAAGTCCTCAAGAATATGAAGATCAAAAACGTGCCCTCCCCCATACTCCGATCATATGACTGGCCGGGTATGTATAAGCCATTTGCCCACCAACGTACTACCGCTGAATTCCTGACCCTGCATCGCAGAGCATTTTGCTTCAACTCGCAAGGTACAGGGAAAACCGCCAGCGTTATCTGGGCAGCAGACTACCTCATGAAGATGAAAAAGATAAACCGGGTGCTGGTGATCTGTCCGGTGTCCATCATGGGATCAGCTTGGCGGGGGGATTTATTTCGTTTTGCCATGCATCGCACCTTCGATATCGCCCATAACCCAAACCCAGAACGGCGCAGGAAGATCATCCGGGGAGATGCAGAGTTTGTCATCATCAACTATGACGGTCTGGAGATTGTGTCTGATGCCATTGTGGATAGTGGTGACTTTGACTTGATCGTAATTGATGAAGCAAACGCGTATAAAAACATACACACGAGGAGATGGAAAGCTCTGAACAAGATTATCTCCCCCAATACGTGGGTGTGGATGCTGACGGGGACTCCTGCCTCACAAGAACCGGCAGACGCTTTTGGGCTTGCTAAAATCGTAAACCCGAGCGGCGTACCCAAGTTCTATGGGGCGTTTCGGGATAAGGTCATGATGCAACTCACCCGCTTCAAGTGGGTACCCAGACCGGATGCCACGGATACTGTGTTCAAAGCACTGCAGCCAGCAATCAGGTTCTCCAAGGAAGAGTGTCTGGACCTGCCTGACATGATGTACGTAACACGAGAAGTACCTTTGACAAAACAGCAGGACAAGTATTACAACACTCTGCTCAAACAACAATTAGTCATCGCTGCAGGAGAAGAAATAACCGCTCCTACCGCAGCGGCGGCTTTGAATAAGCTACTACAGATTTCCGGGGGTGCGGTCTACACCGATACCCGCGAGGTGATTGAGTTCGACTGCGCCAACCGTTTTCAGGCGCTGAAGGAAGTGATCGATGAAGCAAGCCACAAGGTGCTGGTGTTCGTGCCTTACACGCATAGCTTAGTCATGGTGTCGGAGTGGTTGAAGAAGCACGGCTACACCAATGAAGTGATCAACGGGGAAGTAACACCGAACAAGAGAACTGAAATATTCAACAAGTTCCAGACCACCCCGGAACCACGGGTACTGGTAATCCAGCCGCAAGCCGCATCGCACGGAGTTACCCTCCATGCTGCCAATGTGGTGGTGTATTGGTCCCCGGTTATGAGCGTTGAGACCTACCTTCAGGCAAACGCCCGTGTCCATAGGGCAGGGCAGACCAACAAGGTAACCATCGTGCATTTACAGGGCAGTCGAGTAGAGAGCAAGATATACCGCATGCTCCAAAGCAAGGTGAACACACACCAACGACTGGTTGATTTGTATAAGGAAGAACTTCAAGAAGCGGGAGAAATAAATGAGTGATGACGTACCGATTGATAAGTTGATCAAGGTCTACATCAAGATGCGCAATGCCCGTAAGGAACTGGAGAAGCAAGCCAACGACATTGAGATGCAGATGGATGAAGTGAAGGGAAAGATTTTGGAAAGCTGTAACGCGGTAGGTGCGAGTAGTCTGCGCACTCCATTTGGTAGGGTGGTCCGGTCAATTAAGACGAACTACACAACCACTGACTGGGCTTCAATGCACAGTTTTTTGAAAGAGAACGATGCGCTTGATCTGTTGCAGCGGCGTATCCATCAGACCAACATGAAGTCATTTTTGGAGGAACACCCTGACAAGCTACCACCCGGCCTGAACGCGGAACGCGTGTATGACATTACGGTGTACAGCAAGTAGTGCAATAAAACCTAACTAGGAGAAACAAATGAGTACAGATGTTCAGTTGTTCAAGAATGGCGTCCCATCCTACTTGAAGGCGCAAGGTCTCAATAGCATCACCAAGTCCCTGATTGGGGGGGGCAAGACCACTAAGCAGATTTCCATTCGTGGGAATGTTTTCCGCATGATGGTCAATGGTAAGGAGATTGCGGCAAGCGAAGACCGGTCCATGAAGGTGGTGATCGTCAGCGCATCCCCCAAGGTGCATCGTACCTTCTACGCTGCGGCGTTTGACCCCAATGCCAAGGCTGCCCCCAACTGTTGGTCTGCTGACGGTGACCGACCCGATCCGTCGATTGAGAACCCGCAGAGCGATGCCTGCCATAGCTGCGATAAGAACATCAACGGTTCCGGGCAGAATAACTCCAAGGCATGCAAGTACGGTCGTATGTTGGCTGTTGTTCTGGAGAATGACTTGAACGGGGATGTATTCCGCCTGTCTCTGCCTTCCAAGTCAATCTTTGGTAGCGCCGAGGACGGCAAAATGCCCCTCAATGCCTACGCCCAGTTCTTGGCAGGGTTTAACGTCAACGTCACCGCCGTAGTGACCGAGATTCGCTTCGACACCAACAGCGCCACCCCGAAGCTGTTCTTCAAGGCAGTGCGCCCTCTGACCGAGGATGAGTATGAAGCTCTTAGCCAGCGTAGCGAGACCCCGGAGGTCAAGGAACTGGTTAAGGTATCATTTCAACCCCCGTCCGAAACCCCCGAGACTGCCGCACCGGTCAAGCCCAAAGCGAAGGCTGCTGTAGCGGCAAGCAAAGAGGAGTCAGAGGATGAAGGGGAAGTCGAGCAACCCAAGAAGCGGGAAAGCAAGGCTGAAGCACCAAACAAGAAAAATCTGGCTGATGTCCTGAATCAGTGGGATGACGACGAGGCATAACTAAAAAGGGGGTGGGGTATACCCACCCCCAAACGGGAGCAACAACCATGGCAAGGCGCGGATATTATAATTCCACGGTAGAGAGAATAAATAGCATCGACACGGATAACCCCGGCGTTAAACTGGGCAGGCTTTGTGTATTGCATGGCTACACTGCCGAGGAGGTATCCGAGGTATTTAACATCAGCCGCATGACCGTCTATAACTGGTTCACTGGCAGGCACAAGCCAAGTAGGCATCTTAGAGACAAAATCCAGTCGCTGATTACACGGCTGGAAGCGAAACCGGTACCTGAACAAAACTCAACTACAGTAGAAGTTAAATCCCAGAACGAAAATGAATAACCATGCCTACCAGACAGGAATTTTTGGGGGTGGTACTCCCCCCTGAAGGTGTCTACTGCGTAGTCGGGGTCAAGAACAAAGTTATTCACAGCCAAACATTCCATAAGACTTTTCTGGATGTGGAAGTGGCGGTGGACCATTTGGATGAGCAGCGGGTCAACTCATTCATAGCGGTTGCGAGCTATCAGAACGACAGGAACAGGACCGCTGCCAACGCAGCCTACCTCAAATCGTTCTTTCTTGATCTGGATTGTGGAGAAGACGGCCCTAAGAAGTACCTAGATCAGGGCGCGGCGCTAGCTGCCCTGAAAGCATTTGTGAAGGAGATAAAGCTACCCCGCCCAATCATCGTCAATTCGGGGCGCGGGGTACACGCATACTGGCCGTTGACCCAAGCGGTGGCTAGGGATGATTGGAAGGCGGTAGCAAGGCAGTTCAAGGTAGCCTGCCTGTTGAGTGGCTTGAAGATCGACCCAGCGGTTCCCGCAGATGCAGCGCGGGTGCTTCGGGCAGTGGGTTCGCATAACCACAAAGGCCAGACGCCACTACCGGTGGAAATCCTCAATATGGTGGAACCCATAGACTTTGAGGAATTCAAGGCAATCATCGGATACAAGGCAGACCCTTTTGCCGGGGCGGTGAAACGTCCGCTGGATGCGGTCACCAAGTCCTTGATAGACAACAAGCCTGCAAGCTTCCGACTTATATTGAAGAAGAGTGAGCAGGGGGTAGGGTGTAATCAGATACTTCAGGCGGTTCTAGATCAAGAGAACACCCCGGAACCCCTGTGGCGAGCGACCCTATCTATCGCAAAGTTCTGCAAGGATAAGGATAAGGCGATCCATGCGGTGTCCTATAAGCACCCGGAATATACCCGACAGGATACCGAGGAGAAGGTAGCCCGCATCAACGGCCCATATAACTGCAAGACCTTCTGGGAAGATAACCCACTAGGTTGTGACGGGTGCCCAAACAAGGACAAGATCAGTAACCCGATCAACCTTGGGCGCGGTGAGGTCGAGGTCGCAACCGCTGAAGACAATGTGGTGATGGACTTGCGGATGCCGGGGGTAACCCATGTCATACCGGAGTACCCCTTCCCCTATGTGCGGGGTAAGAATGGTGGGGTGTATATGAAGTCGGAGGACAAGGACGGCAACCCCAAGGATATATTGATCTACGAGAATGACTTCTACCTTGTGAATACCGTCGATGACCCGCTTGATGGTATGTCAGCCATATTCAAGGTGCACTTGCCGCAGGATGGGGTGAAGGAGTTCATCATCCCCATGAAGGAAATGATTGCCAAGGACATCTTCGGAAAACGTGTGGCTGCAAAGGGGATTGGAACTGTAGGAAAGCAGATGGAGACACTGATGCACTATGCAAACACGTCCGTAAAAACGTACCAGAAAGCCAAGCGAGCCGACAAGTCCCGGCTCCAGTTCGGTTGGGCGGATAACTATTCATCGTTTATAGCAGGGGATCGGCAGATAACCGCCACCGACATCCGG